GGAAACTGAAAAGGTATCGCAAGTCCATGAGTCCGGGTTTCCGCTATAAGCCCCTATATAAAAAATCTCAAAATTTTGAAAAATTCACTTCGCCCAATCCTTAATGGCAGTGCTATGGCGGTGCCAATGGGGTCGCTATGGCTACCGTGATCGTGATCGTTCTCGTTAAGTAGGAAGACACAGTACTGGGAACAGAGGCTTTATGTTACAATGCGCCTATGCCGATACGACCGAAAACGACGGTGCATGACATCACGGGCGAAGAAGTCGAGTGTTGGGTCGCGGAAGGATTGGATGACGCCCTACTGGGCTATGGTGAGCAGGCCGGACAGACGGTCGCGGTCTATGACTATGCGAAGTGCCTGGATATCTTCGTCGAACGGGACGGGATGGATCGGGAGGAGGCGGCGGAGCACATGAGCTATAACGTCGCCGGGACCCATCTCCCTGGAAAAACGCCCGTCTTTCTCGAACGGTTAGACGAGGAGGACACCGAGGCCCTCCAGCGTCCGGCAGGATGGGCATGATCCAGAAAGTGCAGCCGGTACTGGAACATCCTGTTGAGTGGCACCCCACATGGGAGGGGTTTCTGATTACCGTGGTGATTTGGCTGGCCTGTTTTTTTGGACTGGAGTGGCTGCGTGACTAAGGCGGAACGACGGGCGGAAGAGGAAGCCAACGAAGCCTCTACCGGGGCGCTGGCGCATCTGCACGGACTCGACCTGTCAATTGGACAGCTCCAGTCCATGCTGGAACAGATCATTGAGTTGCGGGAACAGACGATTCGACAGACCAGCCGGGATGTGATCCACCAGTGGCGCACCGAACGGGGACCCGAAAAGATTACCGGGATTATCCGGACCTCATGGAGTGAACCCGATGGCGTGGTGGACGAATCCTAACGATCTGCGGTATCGGGTGATCGAAATGGGCAGTAAGGCGCTCCCGATTGTCCTGCTCTATGTGGCCACCAGCGGTGTCAGCCAATGGCACACCAACAGCGTCTTCGACGGCAACGAAATCCAGAATATTCTCCAGGGGATTCCCGTCATTGGCGGGGGCTATGCCCTGATGAAGTGGTGGAAGCTGGTCTAATGGCGACATGGGAGAATTGGGTCCCGCAACCAGAAAGGATACGTATGGGCAAACCATGGCAACCCGTCAAACAACGCTGGAAAACAGGGTATGGACGCGAGGGAGCGTTAGCGCGACTCAAGAAAAAATCAAAGAACATTATGGGGTCCTTCTGGTACTCGAAGCCGGAATACACGGGTCCCAGTCTGGGCGTCTTAAGTATTAGCATCAAAGGCTATGAACAGAAATTTATGATGTTCGATAATCCAAAAACAGAAAAAAAATCACCGGATTATGTCTTTGTGGCGCTCACTGAACCGAAACGAGATACATGGCGAATGGAGACGTGACGACCACCTGGATGAGTTGGCTGGCGCTGGCGGATATACTGGTCTTACTGGCCGTCATGGGCCTCCATGCGTCGATGCGGCGGGATGGCACCTACTGGTGGAACCCCCCAACCAAGGACTGGAAGGAATCGGATGGATGAGGCGAGACGGTGTACGGCCAACAGCAGTTGGTCGAAACAGCGCTGCAAAAAAGCGGCGATTCTCGGCGGAACGGTCTGTCATACCCACGGCGGGGGTGCGCCGCAGGTGAAACGGAAAGCCAAGGAACGGCTCGAAGACTTGATCGATCCCGACCGCGCCCTACGCGAAGCCGCGAAACTCGCCTATTCCAATATTCAGGATGTGCTGGACGAGAAGGGCAACGTGCGTCCGATCCAGGAATGGCCGAGAGAGTTAGCTGCCGCGGTCAGTTCGATTGATATTACCAAGAAAAACCTCACGGCAGGCGACGGCAAGCAGGAAGACGTGATTCGCATTCGGCTGTGGGATAAACCGTCCAATCTGACCCTGCTGTTTAAGCATCTCAACCTCCTGACCGAACGCCTCCACCTCTCGGCGGACAAGGAAATTCTCGACCGGCTGATGTCGGCGCGACAGCGCTTGACGGATCAACCGGCCATTGAGGTGGAAATCGTGAAGGAGGACGACGAGGAGCGTGCCTTATCCTCCTGATGGACACGCCTATAAACGACTCGCCCAGGCGGTGTTGCTGGCGGCAGTGCGGGACGCCGATCTCTGGAAGATCGAGAATTTTGTGGGCAAGTCGGTGAATACCACACCAGATCGTCAGGTCTTTATGGCGCGACAGTTTCTCGTCACCGAAGAAGAGTGCGGGGGCTGGTGCATGCTGGCCGGATTGGACCCGACGCTCTTTACGGTGCGGATGAAAGCGAAAATAGCCTCCTAATGAAACAGTCCGCCCAGGAAGCGCTGGCTGAAGAAGTCGCCAAGTGCTATCACGACCCGCTTCGCTTTGTGCAGATGATGTATCCGTGGCGGGAGCCGGGCTTTCTCCAGCCCTATGACGGGCCGGATGTCTGGCAGCGTGAATTTCTCATAAAACTCGGCCAGTCCGTCAAAGCACGCGGGTTTACCGGGGAAATGCCCGTGGCACCCATCCGAATGGGCGTCAGTTCAGGTCACGGCATTGGGAAATCGACCATGGTGGCGTGGCTGGTCAACTGGATTATGTCCACCCGTCCCCATGCCAAAGGCACCATTACCGCCAATACGTTTACACAGCTTCGGGATAAGAGTTGGGCGTCGATCCAGCGCTGGACCAAGATGTCCCTCACCCGCGACTGGTTTACCGTCACCAGTGACCGCATCTACCACACCAATTACAAGGATTCGTGGTTCTGTTCCGCCCAAAGCTGCAAGGAAGAGAATTCCGAGGCCTTTTCCGGCCAGCACGCCGCCGATTCGACGTCGTTTTACGTCGTGGACGAGAGCAGTGCGGTTCCGGACAAGATTTTCGAGGTCGCGGAAGGGGGGTTAACAGACGGGGAGCCGATGATGTTCGTCTTTGGCAATCCGACGCGGTCTACCGGCGCGTTTCATCGTATCTGCTTTGGATCGCTGCGGAAGCGGTGGGAGAGCGTCCAAATCGACAGTCGGGAGTGTCGCTTTACCAATAAAGCGCAACTCAAGGAATGGGCCGACGATTATGGCGAGGACTCAGACTTTTATCGTGTGCGCGTTCGAGGACTGCCTCCGGCGGCCTCTGATTTGCAGTTTATTAGCAGTGAGACGGTCTATGCGGCTCAACGGCGTGAGGCTATCAGCCTGCGGGATGAATCACTCGTCTGCGGGTTAGATGTGGCACGTGGTGGTGACGACCATTCGGTGTTTCGGTTTCGCTGTGGGCAAGACGCACGCAGTATTCCACCGATTCGCCTCTCAGGAGCCGATACGAGAGACTCCATGCGCCTGGTGACGCTGGCTGCTGATGTGCTGGATCGGGACTTTAACGGGAAACGACTCGGCACGATGTTTGTCGATGGAACGGGCATTGGCGGCCCGATTGTGGACAGATTACGGCAGTTGGGACACAAAAATGTCATCGAAGTGCAATTTGGCGCAAAAAGTCCTTCGACAAAGTTCGCAAATATGCGAAGTTATATGTGGGGGAAGTGTCGGGAGTGGCTGGCACGCGGTGCGATTGATAAAACTCCCCGCCTGGAATATGATTTGACGGGACCCGGCTATAAGCATAATGGGCGCGATCAGGTGATTCTGGAATCCAAAGAGCAAATGAAAGGGCGTGGCATTGATTCGCCCGACGATGGGGATGCCCTGGCGCTCACGTTCGCAGCGTCCACCGTCCTTCGTAATATTCCCTTTGTGAATCAGCAGTCGTCTACCGGAGGCTGGAAGCGCAGTTGGATGAGTTACTAATTATGGCGGCAAAAAATCAAGAAAAATCCAGAGATTTTCTCAATACCGCGATGGATCGCTGGCGAAGCTGCGATACTGCCGAGTCGAATCAGCGCCAGGAAGGCGAAAAGGACTTACGATTCCTCAATCTCGAACAGTGGGACCCGCAGGATGAACGGGATCGGGAAGATCGCCCGACGCTGGTCATTGACCAGATTGGCGAACCGTTTCGCCAGTTGATTGGGCGACAAAAAGCCGCCAAACCAAGTATTTTGGCCGTCCCTGTTGATTCCGGCGCGGATATTGACACGGCCGAGGTCTATCAAGGCCTGATGCGGCATATCGAGAATAAAGGTCACGCAAAAACGGCCCGTGATGAGGCATTCAAGGCCGCCGCGGCCGTGGGGTTTGGCTATTACCGCATTGTCACGGATTACGAACACGAAGGCGACGACACGGCTCCTCCTGAGACGCTGTTTGACCAAAGCATTAAGTATCAGCCGATTGAGAACCCGATGTCGGTCTTCCGCGATCCGGCCTGTCCGCTGCATGAGCCAGAGAAGTGCCGGTTTGTCTTTGTTGTAGAAAATATCCCCAAATCTGACTTTGAAGAGCGCTATCCGGACGCCATTTCGAGCAGTCAAGAGGCGTTTCAAAGTACTGGACTCGAAATGCCGGAGTGGTATCCCGAAAATTCAGTCCGCATTGCAGACTATTTTTACATTGAGACGACTAAGGGTCCCGAAGTGGCATTGGTGCGAACTCCAGATCGACAGGAGTTTACGGTTCCCGCGAATGAAATTCCCGAAGGACTGGAAGTGGTCCAACGACGACACTTGTACAACCGTCAAGTTAAACTTGCTAAGATTAGCGGATCAGAAATACTCGAAGGGAATCCCTCTAAGACCGAAGGACGGGATTGGCCCGGCATGTTTATTCCGATTATTCCTATTTGGGGCGAATCGCTAGTTGTTGATGGAAAACGCACCTTGCGCGGAATTGTCCGTGCCGCCCGTGATCCGCAACGTATGTATAACTATCAATGCTCTGAATTGGTCTACGAATTGGCGCTCAGTCCGAAATCCAAGGTCTTGGCGTCGGTGGAAGCGGTCGAGGGTATGGAAAAGATGTGGAAAGATGCAGCGCGGGTTCCGTTTCCCGCCTTGCTCACCAAAGCCTTTGATGCAGAAGGACGGACGTTACCACCACCTACCGTCGCCCAATTTACCGATCCCAACAAGATTCAGGCACTCGTTGTCGCCATTAACCAGCATAAGTCTGATCTGCGGACGACGACGGGCTGGTATGACGCGACCGACCCGAATCGACGCGGAGCCGATCAGAGTGGTCGGGCGATTATGGCGCGGAAAGAAGCCCAGGCGGAAGGCAATACCAATTACCACGAAAACTTTGGCGAAGCGCTCATTTATGAAGGCATGGTGTTGTTGGATTTAATTCCCAAGATTTATAATCGCGCTGGCCGCGTATTGCGGTTGGCTGGATTGGAAGACGACGCCCAATCAAAAATGGCAACAATGGGAAGCCCGTATCAGGGCGAAAACGGGATTGAGCGTATTTATGAATGGGGCGTCGGACGGTATGATGTCGCTATTACGGTCGGCGCGAGTTATACGACACGACGGCAGGAAGCCGCCGCCTGGCAACTCGACTTAATGAAGGTGCTGCCACCACAGATGGCAGCCGCGATGGCTCCGATTGCGGTCAAAAACATTGACGGGCCTGGGAATCAGGAAATCTCGAAACGCTTAAATCAGACGTTGCCGCCACAGCTTCAAGGCGAAAAGGAAAAATCTCCCATTCCGCCAGAAGTGAAACAACAGCTTCAGCAGGCGGAGCAAATGATTCAGGAATTGACGCAACGGGTGACGCAGTTAGATGGGGCCATTCAACTCGACGAGGTAAAAGCGCAGAAAGAATTAGCGCGAACGCGAGAATCCGACCAAACAAAGGAGAAGATTGCGCGTATCCAAGCCGAAGCGGAAATGGCGCGTACGCGCATGGAGCTTATCAAAGAATTACTGAAGGTTGACGAAGCTGGAGCGAAGTTTATGGCGCAGGAAGAAACCAAGCGTCTACTGAAGTTGGCCGATTTGGAAGTGGCGTCACAGATGTCGCCTCCACCTGGTCCTCCTACGCCACCTCAAGCGCCAATGGGACCACCTGGAATGGGTGGACCACCGGGACCAGAGGGACCGCCGATGGGACCCCCTCAAGGTCCTCCAATTCGCTAGGAGACACGATGCCTCTCAAAAAAGGTTCGGGGAAAAACGCGGTGAGTAGTAACATTCGGATATTACGGGGTGAAGGGTATAAACCGAAACAGGCCGTCGCCATTGCGATGAGCAAGGCAGGCAAATCGCGGAAACCGGCCAAACGGAGGACGTATGCCTCATAAGAAGAAACCACGACCGGCAAAAAAACCGCCGAAGATGCGGTATTGACTTTGAGCTTGGAAGGGAAACAGCAGGCGCGGCACATGCAGGCCACTGTGTGAACCCTGAAACTGAAGAGGCAGGCGACACGACCCCTTCTGAGCTTTTTTTGGTGTCGCACCGACCACAATGAGGTGCGGGAAAGAAGAACATGGCTCCTGAAATAGAAGAAACCACGCCAGACGCAGTTGAAACGACGCCAGAGGCTCCTCCGGTTGCAACAGAACCGGACGCCACTGAAGCTGAGTCTCCTGATGCGCCGGTGAACGAGTTAGCCGACTTTCGTGCGGCGAGAAAAGCCGAACGAGAAGGGGTGATACCAGACGAAGAAGCGCCCCAGGCGTCAATTGAACAGGGAGAGAGCGATGAGGCTACTCCAGCAGCCGTGGCCGCGACTGCTGAAGAGGAACCAGGAGTCCCACAGGAAAACCAAATCGTCGATCCAGACACAGGTGATGTTTTAGATCGTCGCAGTCGGGCCGGACGTCGGATTAAAGCGTTGTTGCAGGAGCGTTACATACTGAAGCAGCAAATGGCGCAACTAACCCAACAGCAGGGAGCGCCTGCGGCCGAAGAAACGCCCGATCCGGCCAAAATGCACCAGGTTGAGACGCCAGATGATCCGAATGACCCCGCGCCTTTATTGGAGCAGTTTTCAGAGGCCGAAGACCCCTATGCGGCGTTTTTGGCCTCCAATTCGCGTTGGGAAGCGC